CCTTCCGCTTGCGATCCTCCTCCGCCTTCTTCGCGTCGGCGTTGAGGTATTCGACCCAGTGGGTCACCGCCATCGCGAGGACGTCGGCCATGTCGTCGTGCTTCAGCGCGCCCTTGGCGGCGCTCATATGGGTGATCTGATAGAGCCCGGAGTGAACCACGGGCTGCTTCAGGTCGGCCCGAAGGACGTCCGTGTCGATGACCAGCCGGTGCTGACGCATGACGGGCTCCAGGGCTCCGACGATCCGCGCCTCCTTCTGACCCTTCGCCCGGATGCCCTCGATCCGGCAGGGCCGGAGGGCGTTGACGTAGGGCTCCAGCAGCTTGCCGAACATGCCGTCGCCGAAGTTGTCCTCGGGGACGATGATGTTGACCTCATGGTCCTTGGCGAGCTGCGCCAGGGCGGCGAGGGTCTGAGGACCATAGCCGTCTTGGAAGCCGCCCCAGGCCACCACGAAGATGTACCCGCAGAGGAACTTGGTGATGCAGTAGGTCGTCCGGTCGCGACCACGACCCGAGGGGTCGATGTGCATCGCGGCCCCGGTGAAGGGGAGGAACTCGGGCGAGCAGTGCATCGGGCGGAACAGGCGGTCGCCGTCGAACCCGACGTTCTCCATGTCCTTGTGCGCCAGCTCCGGAGAGCTGCCCCACACGAGGCGTGCCGGGGCGACCTTGCCGTCGATGTCGGTCACGATCAGGTCGCGGGTCTTCAGCGGGAACCGCTCGGCGTCCGACAGGGCGGTGTCGAGCTGGTACTGGAGCAGGAAGCCCGCCTGCCGGTACTCGGTCTCGCGCTCGATCAGGTCGAGGTCGGTGAACCGCTTGGGGTCCGTAGGGGCACCGCCGACGGTCGACGCTAGGGACCGGCACAGCTCCGCATCGGTCTCGATGTCCGCGCGCAGCATGGGAGCCAGATGGTCCCCATAGTTCGCGAGCTTGGACAGCAGCGGATACCGGGCGGGCCAGATGCGGACCTCGTAGCCCTTCTCGGGGAGCTTGCGGTAGATCGACTGCTCCGACTGCGGGGTCCCCAGGTAGAGGATTTCGCCGCCGGGCTTGAGGATCGCCGCGCCCTCCTGAGTCTTGGCTTCGAGCTTCTCCCGCATGGTCTCCGTCTCGGAGTTCTTCGGGACCTCGACGTCGTCGAAGAGGACGATGTCGGCGCGCGAGCCGGTGAGCTGGCCGGTGATGCCCACGGCTTTGACCGAGGGCGACTTGTCGGCCTTTGCGGGGCCGACGTCGAAGATCAGGGCGGAGGTGCGCTGACCAGGGCGGGGCCGAAGCTCGGCCCACAGGTCGTCGCCAGCCTCATGCTCGATGATCTGCTTGATGAACTGGGCGATTTCGGTCGCGAACGCTTCGTTCGCCGACACGATCATGATCTTGAGGTCGGGGTTCTTCCAGAGCCGCCAGACCACATAGGCCGCCGTGAGGAAGGTCTTGCCGACCCCTCGGAAGGCCTGGATGAACCGCCTGCGGCCCCCGCCTTGCAGGAACCGGGCGATGTCGAGCTGTACGCGGGTCGGCGGCGGCAGAAGCAGCAGCCGAGTCCAGACGTACCAGAGGAACTTGAGGAAGTCCCCCTGGAGAATGTCCTTCGAGGTCATCAGTGGCGGAGGGCCGCCTCCTGATCGAGGTCGAGGTCAGTCAGCACGCCAGCCAGGGCGTCGACCTTGGGGCTCGACTTAGGGGCGTCGATGCCGTTGTCCTTGAGGAACTTCATGGCCTTGTCGAAGAGCTGCGGGTTGATCGGGACGGGGTTGCCGTCCTCGTCCTTGGCGTTGGCCGCGCGCTCCAGCTCCTGGCGGAGACCGTCGGCGACCATGCCGTGCAGCATGTCCATGAGGTCGGAGCCTGCGCGGCTCATGTCACTTCTCCTGTCGGGCCTTGACCGTCGCGAGGGTCTCGCGGGTCTCGTCGAGCTTGTCGGAGAGCTTGCTCATGCTCTCATCGAGCTTCTCGATGCGGTTGATGCGGACGTCGTGCTGGGCCAGCTCGACGCGGTTCTGGACGATGGCTGCGCCACCGCCCAAGGTGACTGCGGTCACCACGGGGAACACGAGGTGTTCCTTGATGAGGTCCTTGATGGACACGAACTCAGGTCTCGCCGCGCGCGCGGAGCGCGAGCAGCAGGAGCCCCACGGCCCCGATCAGGGCCGCGAAGGTGAGGATGTAGGTCACGAATGATCCTTGAGGGTTAGAAGTCGGAAAGCGCGATGAGCGTGATGGTGAAGTTGGCGGTGACGCCGTTTGCGGTGCCGGTCACAGCGAACTGGACGGTGCGAGCCAAGGGCTTACTGGCCGAGCCGCTCGTGAGCGTGAAGGACACGGCGGTCGCGGAGCCGCCGTTGGCTACCGAGGCAGTGACGCCGCTAGGCAAGGAGAAGGTCCAGGTCGTGGCCAGCGAGCAGGCCAGTGTATACTGGACCTGATAGTAGCCTTCGGCCTCATAGGAGCCCGCAGGGGGCGTGAAGGTGACCGCGCTATAGGCGCGGACCCACGTCCCCCCGTTGTTGACCCAGACTTCCTGTACCGGCTTCCAAGTGCCGCCGTCATTCACCCAGGGGGTCGCGGATTTCCACGTCCCCCCGTCGTTGACGTGGAGTGTCACTTAGACCTTAAACCAGAGGTCCCCTGAAGAGCCGCCCGAGGGGGCGGCGGTGCTGATGGTGCGGCGGTGCCCAGGCTGCTGCGCGACGTTGTTGGCGAGATGGTCGATCCCCGCTTTTCGCAAGTAGCCATCGTTCCCGTTGCAGACAAATACCTGACTGACAGTCGAGTTCTCGTTGTTGGGAGACCCTTGGTGGAAATAGACTGCGTTCAGGTAGCCAGCGCCGGTTCGCACGGGGATCGTGCTGCTGCCAGCGCCTTCGGCCACGGCATAGCCTCCGAGAGTGGTGGCATTGCCTGCGCTGTCCGCGTAGCCAACCCGGCACTCCGCATGGAAGGTCTCCTCGGCATAGCCGCGCAGATACCAGTGCGTGCCGGTCCAGTGGTGCTGGAGGCTATAGGCGGAAGCATCGTCTCGCCGGTACAAGCGGCTAGGGCGGATGGGCTGCGCCGTGTTGCCCTTGAGGAAAAGCTCAGTGCCCACGAACAGGCTGTTGGTCACGCGGACATGGCCGTCCGTGTTGCCCACGCTCATAAGCTCTTGGGCCCCCGCTGCGTCAGGGTGGTCGCCGTAGAACCGCGTCCCGCCGTAGCTAACGCTGCCGCCGATCTTGATGCCGGTGTAATACCCGATGATCAGGTCCGGGTAAGGGTGCGCCCAGGGGCCCGCCTGCTGGTAGCCCCATGTGTAAAGCTCGGGGACCGCTCCGCTGTCGGTTCCGACGCCGTAGGGTCGCAGGCCCTTGCGCGGCGTGAACGTGCCCAGGACGTCGAGACTGCTCTGCGCGTAAGCCGCGCCATAGAAGTTGACGCCGCCGGTCGTGACCTGGACCTTCCAGTTTCCCGCGCCGTCCAGCAAGCCGAAGCCGCTGGTGTCGTGCCAGAGGTAGCCCCGACTGTCGCCGTTGGCCGCCTGTACGTGCATCCCCTGCGGGCTGCGCAGCTTGACGATAGCGCCCTCGGACCTGATCTGGACACCGTAGTAGCCCGTCAGGTGGACCACCTGACTGGCACCAAACCCCATGCCGTACCAAGGAACGCCAGACTCGGCGTAGTCGGTATTGATGAAGTTGAAGCCGCCCGTGGCGGTCATGCGGGTCGCCGACAGAAAGCCGTTCACCGACGTCTCGGAGTCCAACCGGATGGTGCTGCCCTTGATGTTGAGCGGACCATAGGCGGCGGAGCTGCGATTATAGCCGTAGATATAGCCTGTCCCGCTGGACACGCCCATTTCCACGCCCATGCCCTCAATGTTGCCGCGCTCGCTGCTGTACCAGCCGGTGGCGCGAATTTGCCCGGCGATGCGGATGTCGGCGCCGGAGGAGTACTGTACTGCGTTGGTCGCGTTGAAGTTGCCCTCGTGCCAGACCTTGCGCGGCGATCCCCACGTCGTGTTGTTGCCGGTGCGGAAGTAGAGGTCCTCGCTCTCGGTCGTCGAAGACGGGCCGATGAGCTGCCAGGACCGATAACCGCTAGTCCAGCCCTTGACGTTGAGCAGCGAGCGCCAGTCGGACAGGCCGGGGATTTGGTTCGTGAACTCAGCGGTGACCGATTGGTACATGCTGTCGTTCGGCGTGCGGTAGCCGCTCCGCGTGTCCTCGATAGCGATGAAGACGTGCTGGTGGTTCGCTGGCGCGTACGACCCAGCGGGCTGCTTCGCGTCGAGCGCAGACTGCAGGCCCGTCACGTCGCCGATGGAGTGGGTGTGCGCGGACGGCGTAAAGGTCGTCGGCTTGCCGCCAAGGTTCGCCCAGGTGAAGCCCGCAGAGGTCACGTAGCTGCCCACTGGCTGCTTCCCGTCGAGCGCCGTTTGGAGCCCGATGATGTCCGCGAGGCCGTGCGTGTGAACCAGCGCTGCCTTGCTCGCGATCTGGTTGGTGATCGTCGTGGCGAAGTTGGGGTCGTTGCCGAGCGCCGCCGCTAGCTCGTCGAGCGCGTTCATGGTCTCAGGCGACTGGCCGACGATCCGCGCGACTTCGGTCGAGAGGTCGGCCTTGGTGGCGAGCGTCGCCGGGTTGATCGAGGCAGCGAACTGCTCGGCCTGATCGCGGGCGGTCACCGCCTCCGAACGGGCGACCAGCGTGTCGCTCTTGGCGACCACAGCGTCGTCGCGGGCGTCCACGGCCTCGTCGCGGGCGAGCTGGGTGGTCTCACGGTCGCTGGCGACAGCCGTGCGGGTTGCCTGAAGGTTGGCCGCATGGGCCGCCGCGTCGTCGCGGTAGAGCTTCGCAAGGTCTCGCGCGTCGACCGCCTCGGCCTTCGCGGCCTCGGCCACGACACGGGCCTGCTCGGCGGTGAGCTTGAAACTGTTGCTCTCGTCTCGGGCCTGCTCCGCGAGGAGCTGCGCGGCGCGCGCGAGGGAGGCTGGGCCGTCAACCTCGCTGGCCAGCTTGGCCGGGCATTCGATCAGGAAGGACTGACCGCCGGAGTTCGAGAGTGGGTAGCGACCGTCGCCGTTGGGGCCTCCGGTCACGGTGCCCGCCAACCAATCGCGGAACTCCGCCTCGCGGGCGTTCCAGTTGGCAAGCAAGCTGGTGATCTGCGCTGCGAGCTGCGCGTTGGTCGGCTGGGTCATAGGGGTCCTTTAGGCGGCCTGGGGCTCGCCCTGGGGAGCGGCAGCCTGCTGCTGGTCATGGTACTGGAGGATCGCGCCGATCTGGCCGAGGGCCGTCTCGATCTGCTTGATTTCGTCCTGCTTGAGCGCCTTCTGCGCCAGGAGCTGGAGCTGCTGGGTCTTGAGCTGTTCGATGTCCAATGAAGGTGTCCTGAAGGTTAGAGGCCGGTGACGTCCACGAAGAGGACGTCCTCGATAGGGATGGAATAGAAGGTGCTGTTCGCCGGGACAGTGGGCGAAGTGTTCACATCCTGCTGGATGATCTGGTCGTTGAACGACACCTCGACCAGCGAGGGGTTCGTGGGGCTGTTCCACTTCACGCCGTAGAGCTTGCCGTCGGCGACCCCGTTCCAGAGGCGCGCGATGACTTGGCCTTTATCGTTCTCGACCACCTCCTGCGTGCCGTCCCAGGTGTACCGCTCGTGCCCCGCAAGGGTCTGAACGAGGGACGCATAGGAGCGCCCGGCAGGGAGCTGGGTGGACGCTCCCACGCCCGTGAGGGCTGCGGGGGCGATCATAGGTCGCATGTCCGAGTGGAAGGTGAGCTGGCCGCTCTCGTTGTATAGGGCAAGGCCTGGGCCCCAACCTGAGCCAGGGGCGGCCAGCTCAGTCGCTGGCAGGAACCTGTACCACGTCACGGTCGACCCCGGCGGGGCCATCGTATGATAGACGTGATACCACACACCCGTCGTGGGGTGCTGCACGTTGGCATATCGAGCGTAGCCGTATCCCGGCATGTAGAGCGCGAACAGCTCGTTGCTGTTGCGGTCCATCGGGATCAGGGCGGAGCTGGGTGAGCTGTTGCTCCAGTGGGGCGTGAAGCCCGTCGTCGAGACGGTCGTCACGGTCCCCTTGGAGTGGAACACCAGCGTCGCGGCGGTCGCGTCGAATTGCAACATGCCGTCCGGGCGGAACACCCGGAAGACGCCGTCGGTCATTTTAATCCATAGATGAAGCGGGCCACCGGGTAGGCCAGTCCGCCGTAGTTGGGGGGCCAGGACCAAGTCACCTGGGTCCCGTTGAAGCGGACGGTGGGCGAATAGCCGATGAAGCTGTTCACCTCCAACGTCACCACCCGCGCGAAGGGGCGGCCAAGGAGCAGCCGGGTGTCCGTGAGGCTCCCGGTCTGCGCTTGATTGGAGCCGCCGATGGTGACGATCCCGAGGACGCAGGCGACGTTGCTCCCGGCGTCGACGATGAGCGAGCCGTCAGGCCCGAAGGTCTGCAAGCCCGCCATCAGAAGCCGATCTGCACGCGCTTTACGCCGTTGTTGTCGAACACCCGCGTGCCGTTGCCGTCCCGCTCAACGCGACCGCCCTGCCCGTTGTACGAGACGAGGAAGCCGATGTTGGCCGTGAGGGCCGAGAGCGAGGTGACCGACAGCCGGTCGGCGCTGATCGAGCCGGGGCTGATCCGCTGGCCGTTGATGTAGACGTTCCCGTTCGACACCTCGAAAGGCACCGTAGGGTTACCGCCGTTCGGATCGACGATGGCGAAGCGGTTCGCGACGATGACGAAGCTGCCGGTCTTGCCGTCGTTGTTCTGGACGAAGCCGGTCACGTAGCCGTTGACGTCGAGCGACACGCCGTAGCGCGCCTTCACGCCGTTGACGGCTTCCGACAGGGTCGAGACCGTCGACTGAAGCGGGCCGACCTGGGAGCTGACGACTTGGATACTCTGCGAGAGCGCGCTGTCCGCATTGGTGCGGGCGGTCTGCTCGTTGACGATGGCCGAGGAGTTCGCGCCGATGGCCGTGTCGATGCCCGACAGGCGGGTGCCGAGAGCGGTGCCATTGGCCAGCTTCACCGTGTCCTCGTTCAGGACGAAGGCGTTGCCCGCCGAGTTCTTCGCGCCGAGGAGTGTGAAGAGGTTCGTGAACACGCCATCGGCGTTGGTGCGAGCGGTGGCCTCGGTTTGGATCGACGCCGCCATCTCACCCCGCAGGGTGGTGGCGAGGGTCGTGCGAGCGGTGGCCTCCGCCGAGATGGCGTTGGCGCGCGCCTGCTGCTCCGTCTGGATCGCGGCGCTGACCTTGGTGTCCGTCTCGCCCCGCAGGGTGGCTGCGAGGTTGTTCCGGGCGTTCGCCTCGGCTTCGTCGCCAGAGACGCGCGCGTTCCTCTCGGACGTGATCGCAGCGCTGACCTTGGTGTCCGTCTCGCCCCGCAGCGTGGCCGCCAGGGTCTCCCGCGCGGTCGCCTCGGCGCTGTCGCCAGCGATCCGGGCCTGACGCTCGGTCTCAATGGCCGCGCCCTGCTGGGCCACGGTCGCTCCCAAGGTCTGCCGGGCGGTCGCCTCGGCGCTGTCCGCATTTGCTCGAGTTGTGGCTTCCGTCTGGATCGCGGCTGTCGCGCCGTCGGTCGCCGCCTTGATGGCGGTTAGGCGCTGGGCGAGGCTCTCCGTCGGGCTCACCTTGACGTTGTCGAGATTGAGCAGGAAGGCGCTGCTGGTGCCGCTCTTGGCACCGATCAAGGCGACCAGGGCGGCGAGAGCGGTGTCTCCGCTGACGCGGGCGTCCTGCTCCTGCTGGATGATGGTCGCGAGGCCGGTGCCGTCCTCAAGGTTCGCGAGCCCATCCACAATGCCCTGAAGGCCCGTGAGCTGCTGCGCGAGGTCCGTGAGCTGGCCGACGATGGCGTCCGTGTTGGTCGCCTGCTCGACGAGCTTATCGCCCTGCTCGGTGATGATGGTGGCCTGCTGAGCGAGCGCTGCCGCCGTCAGGTCGATGTCAGCGATGCGCTGACGGAAATTGTTCAGGACCTCCTCTTCGAGGACGAGATTGGCAATCTCCTCCACGGCGGCCTGGGGGTCCGTTTCGGGCTTCCCGAAGAAGCCGCCGATCACCCGCCCGTAGAGGGCGTCGATCTCTTGGGCCTTGTAGAGTAGCTGCAGGACGGCGAGGTTGAGGTCCTCTTGGGTGAGGATCGCACCGTCCTGAAAGCGTACGAGCTGTTGGTCGATGGGCGTGGTGCGCTGAACGACCACGCTCTCGCCTCCGGCCAGAGGGGTGTCGATGCGCAGCCGCGCGTCGTTCACCCACTCCAGCACGAAGGTCGAGCTTCCGTTGACCAGCACCTCGACGTGGCGCTGTTCGATGTAGGGAAACGGAACGTCAAAGTCCGTCTGCCCCGCAGTCGCCACGTAAGCGACGGCTGGGATGGTCAAGGGTCTCCTTACGGTAGTCGGGTTGGTTCAGGCAGTCCTGCCGCAAGGGCGTCTCCCACGGCGGCGCGCTTGGCGTCGTCGCGGCTGAGCCCTTCCTCCATGTAGTCCGCGAGGGACTTGTTGGCCGTCCGGTCGGACAGGTAGGCGACGTTGCGCTCCTCGAAGATCAAGCGGGCGCTCTCGTTGAAGCCCGAGAGGACCTCGGAGACCGCGTCGTGCTTTTGGTCCCGCGAGCGCAGGGCCTTGAACGCCGGGTCCGCGAACAGGTCGGCCAGCGCTTCGCGCATGGTCAGCCCGTCCGAGTTGGTCGCTTCGTGACCCCGGATGCGGCGCAGCTCCGACAGCTCCTCGGAGTTGAGCTTGAAGCCCGCCGGGTCTGCCTTCTGGAGCTGGGTGATGTCGATCCCAAGGTCGGCCAGTTGGGCCTTCACAGGATCGAGCTGGTCGCCCACGAGGTCCGCGTTGATGCCCATGAACCGACCGTCCACGGGGTCACCCATCGCGTCGATGCGCGCCGGAAGCCCGAGGCCGAGGCCGGGGACCGTCCGGAGCATCTTGTCGATCCAAGTGACCGACTCCGGCGCGGTGCCGTGGATCGTGTCTTGGACCTGACGCACCGTGCCCGAGAAGGGCGTGAGGTTCGTCACAGCGCCCTCGAACATCTTCGCGTAGGCTCCGACCATGCCGTCACCGTCGTCCGCGAAGGCTCCCTTCATCATGTCCCGAAGGCCGGTGAGGTAGCTCTTCTCCAGCACGGACTCCCGCACGGAGAGCCACGCGATGTTGAACGCGGTGTGGAGCGCCTCTTCGGCCTCGTAGCCATCGTCCTTGTCCTTGCGGTAGGAGTGAATGGCCTGGCCTATGAAGCCGCCCAGGGCGAGGGTCAGCGCGAACGGGTCGAGACGACCCAGCTCGATGTGCCCGCCGCCCGGTAGATTGAGCCGATCAGGCGGAGCGCCCTTGAGGTTCTCGGAGTTCTGCCAGCCACCATTGGTCATCGTGATCGCACCGGACGCGGCGGCGATTGCCCCCACGCCCATGACGAACGCGCCGATTTCCATGCGGGCCTTTTCGATTTCCGCCTCGACCCCGCCCTTGGCGAGGATCTTCTGCACCTCCTCGGCCTTCCCGGCCCAGGGCGTGTAGGAGACCAGCCCGCGCTCGAAGATGCGGGTCGGCGTGCGGATGTATCGGAACAGGAGGCCCTCAACGGTCCCGAGAGAGACCGCCTTGTCGACCCTGGTGGCCAGCGAGGCGACCTGACGCCCGAGTTCGGTCTGCGGCCCGTCCGTGAACAGGACGGCGCTGGCTTCCTTGTCGGTGTTGTCGCGCAGGCGAAGCAGGAAGTGGTCAGCATCGCTGAGCGCCTCGTGCCTCATCAGCTTCTCTTCGACCTCCTCAAGGATTTGCGAGGTCGGCATCTCGGCGAGCGCCTTGGAACGCTTCGTCGCGAACTCGGCCATCTCCGCCTCGGGCAGCCCAGTCTCCAGCGCCTCGCGCATGGCCTGTCGTGCAGCCAGGGCGTAGGTCTCCTTGACGCGGACGAAGTTCGACCCCCAATCGTCGAGCGCGCCCGAGACGATCCGCGCGGTGGCGGTGCCCAGAGCATCGACGGTGTTGAGGGTGGCCGCTCCGGCCCGCTGAAGGTTGCCGACAAGGTTGGCGAACGCGCCGCCCTCGGCCTGGGTGGCGGCGATGCGCTCGTTGAACGCCTTGATGTCGGTAACCGCCGCGCGCCCGGCGCGGTCGAACTCGCGGATCGGCGGAGCCTCGAAGCCGTTGGCCATCAGGGCCTGCTTTGAGGTGGTCGCCTTGAGAGCCATTTTACTCTCCGCCGACGACACGCCTGCGATCTTCTCGACGCTGTCCCACCACTCCCACTGGATGCGGTTGAGCATGGCCTTCAGGCCACGTCGGTGCGCCTCCCAGTAGACCCGGTTGCCCGCCGCGATCTCGAAGCGGAGGATCGCCGCCTCGTTCGCCTTCCCGGCCCGCTCCAGCCCGGCAGCCGCCCAGCGCTTCGCCCATCCATTGCGGAAGGCGTCGTGCATGACAAAGCCGACGGTGTTGAAGAGGCCCGAGGCGGGCGTCAGGGAGTTGGACTTCAGGTAGAGCCCGAGCGAGTTCATCGCCCGGCGGTAGTTCGAGAGGTTCTTGGCGTGCGCAGGATTGAGGAGGACCTCCTCGATTTGGTCGAGTGCGTCCGTGCCCCGCACGCGGCCCAGCAGCTCCGCGAGGTCGCTGTCGCCCAGCTCCTTGAGAGCCGTGTCGACGCGCGCCTTGATGGCAGCCGGGTCCTCGATCTGAGCGACGCCGTCCTTCATCTCCGTGAAGGCCAGCTTCTTGGCACGCGAGAGGTCACCCAGGGCGCGGCCAGCAGCGCTGACGATGATGCGGCCCTTGGCCGACACGCGGATCGCGGTTGACAGCTCTTCGGCGAGCTTCTCGCGGGCCTCCTTGTCGCCCTTTAGGACGAGCGGGAGGTACTTCGCCTTCGCGCGCTGGAACTGCATCGCCGCCATCGCCATGTGCATGTTGCCCAGGCGGGTGTCGGTGACGCCGCGCGCTGCGCGCTCAATGGCCGCGTCGAGGTCGCCCTCGTGGCTGACGGTCCCGTAGTATTGCCGGAACTGGGCGTCGATGGACTTGCTGGTCTGCTTGCCGAGCCCGGCGCGCGCGACGAGAGCCTCGGTGGCCTCCTCAAGCGTGACGGCGGCGGCGTGGATCGCCTCCTCGGTAATGCCGGAGCCGCTGATGTCGATCCCGAGGATCGAGCGGTACTGGGGGTCGGACAGGAGGTCGCCGGAGGCCTCGGCCTTCTCCAGGCTCTTGGCCATGCGCGCCGCCTGCTGCGGCGTGAGCTTGCTGATGCGGTCGAGGATCGCGACCTTGGCGGCCTGTCGGGTCATCCCGAACAGCTCCTTGCCGGAGACCACGGCGTCCTTCTCAAGCGCGTGTGCGGCGGTGCCGGTGACGTCGTTCCAGAGGGCCGAGCCCTCGTCGACCGGCTTGAGGGGCGCAGGCGTGACCTCGGGGGCCCGCTTGGGGGCCGCGCTGGTCTCCTGCCGGATCGCAGCGACCTCGCCGCTCTCCTTGCCGATGATGTTGTCCGCCTTCGCGGGCTCGAACTTGAACTCGGGTGCGATCCGCACGGGCTTGCCCCAGCGGAACACGGCGGTCGCCTTGTTGATCGCGCCGCGCGCGACAGGGGCCACGACGGCCCCGAGGATGAAGCCACCCGCGCCGCCCACGGCGGCACCCCCCGCAGCGCCGAGGAAGCGGTCGGTCCATGTGTCGCCGTCGGCGCTACCGGAGCCATAGAGTGCGCCCTGGACTGCGCCAGTGCGGACGACGGAGACGAGGTCGAGAGCCTTCTTGCCCTCGACGATCTGCTTCGCACGGCCACCCCAGCCGAGGCCGGGAACGAACGCACCAGCGATCTGTGCGCCGCCGAACAGGTAGGGATGCTGCTCCTGCGCGGCCTTCATCAGGTCACGCTGGAAGCGGAGGTTCTCTTCGTAGGGCGTGCCCTTGCCGCCGAGATACCAGGGGAGGCTGTCGCCCCACGCCACGAACTCGTCGAGGTAGCCGAAGGTGACGGTGTCCTCCAGGCCGAACACAGCGGCCTCGAAGGCACCAACCTTGATGCGCGAACGAGGGGCCCCAGCCCCCCGATCATAATCAGGAGTGTCGGGCGACGGGGTCGTCCGCACATCGCCGTCGGTGCGCGCTGCGGCGACCTCACGGTCGAAGTCTGAAAAGTCGTCGGGGGACATGGGGGTTCCTTGTTAACGGTGGGTCGGCTTCGCCGTGATCTGGGCGTAGAAGCCCGCGAGGCGCTTGCGCTCATCCTCGTAGACCTTGGTGGGGTCCTCTCCGGCGAGGACGCGGCGAGCCAGTCGGGAGCGCGCGACGTCGACCTGGGCAGCCCACTGGGCCGCCACGGCTGCTCGTCGTCCGCCAAGAGTGGCCTTAGCCAGCTCGTCGCGTTGACGGATTTCAAGGTCGTCGAGCTGGCCCATTGCGTTGCGCACGGGCTCGCTGCTGTTCCGGAGGCTCTCGTAGGAGTTCGCGAAGGAGCCGACTTGGTCGATGACCGCGCGGCGGACCTTCGGGTCCTCGATCTTGGCCGCCTCGATCAGGAGCCGGGTACGGGCCGCCTGCGGGCTCTCACGCCCACTGACGATGCTGCCAAGGTAATTCGACACGATGGTGTCCGTGTCGCGCTCCTGGCGGCGAGCCTCTTCCCGGTCGGCGCGGGCGGTGGCCCGGTCGACCTCGTTCTCGGCGTCGTTGGCGTTCTGCCGGATCAGGTTGAACAAGCTCTGCGCCTGCTCGGGCCGGATGCCACGCTTGCGCGCCAGCTCAGCGACCTCCTGAGAGGTGAGCGGAGCGCCTTGGCCATTGAGCCGGAGGAGCATCTGCCCCGCCGCCTCATCCTGGCCGTCGCGCCGCTCGCGCTCGTAGTCGGCCTTGATGCGGTTCGCCAGCGTGTTGCGGGTCTCGATCAGGCGGGTTCGCTCTTCCGGGCGCAGCTCCATCTCGCCAGTCATCTGCGGGAACAGCGCCAAGCCGGGGTTCCGCTCAGCTTCCGCGACGGGATCGAGTGGCTCGTCGTCCATCCGGAAATCCGGATCGGCCGCGACGGGATCGCCCGGCGCAGACGCGCCTTCGTAGCCCTGCACACCAGCTCGACCCATAACCTTGCCGACATAGGAGCGGGTCTCCTCGAACGGGATCAGGCGGGCGAACTCGGCGTCCGTCACCTTGCCCATACGGGCCAGCCATTCGTCGACCCGACCGGGCCCGGCGTTGTACGCAGCGAGCGCCTTCGGGTAGCTCCCGTTGTAGCGCTTGAGCATCGCCCGGAGGTAGTCCCGGCCCACGCGCTCGCGCTCGGCAGGGCTGTCGTTCTGGGCAGGCTTCACGCCGAAGCCGGGGTCGGCCAGCGTGAACGGCATCGTCTGCATCGAACCCACCGCGCCCTTGGGGGACACGGCGTTGTCGTTGCCACGGCTCTCGACGTGCTTCACGGCAGCCGCGAGGGTGTCGAACGCCACGCGCACCGGCTTGCCGACCGCAGAGGCCGCAGAGGCCGCCTTTGGGGCGTCCGCAGCCGACGAGGACGGCGGGATGTCGATGGGCACGATGGTGCCGGGGGCGACGCCCTTCTGGGTGCCGATGATCTGGTCGAGGATGCGGATTGCGTCGGACTTCTGGCCCTTCGCCTCCAGCTCGATCGACAGGGCGGTCACGGTTTCCAGCGTGGCCTTCCGCAGGGTCTCCTTGGGGACCGTGGGCGGCACGAGGGCCATCGCGGACTTCAGGTCGATGCCTGCGCCATTGCTGGCCTGGAACTGATCGCGGAGGTTCTGGGTGTAGTGCCCGACCGCCTCCACGTTGAAGCGCTCCTCAATCCGCGCGCGGGCTGCCGCCGTGAGCTGCGTGCGCGAGTTGCGCATCTGCTCCGACAGGTAGCGCATTGCGCCGGGGGTCGAGAGGAAGTCCTTGAGCTTGCCGGTCTCGCCGTCGACCGCGAAGCTCTTGTAGAACTCCTCGATCCGGCCCTGGACCTGAGAGAGCCGAACTTCGAGGTTCTCGTCGTCCTGCTGCTCGATGAACTCGCGGAGGTCCTTGTCGAACTGACGGTAGCCCTCGTTCCAACTGGTCGAGGTGCGTCCGAGCGACACGGCGTTCTTGTAGCCAGCGCTCTTCTGCATCAGCTCGGGATCGACGTTGCCGGTCAGCTCGTCGGTTGAGCCACGCGCCGCATTACGCTCTTCGTCCCTTGCGTGCTTCGTCTCGGCATAGCCCTGGAAGCTCTTGGCCGCGTTGTTGACCATGCCGAGCGTCCGCATCAGCTCCTCGGCCCCCGCGTCGCCGCGTGCCGCCGAGCGCATATCGCCGCTGGGCCGGAACTCAGGAGCGCGGGTGTTACGGCGGGACTCGATGATCCCTTCGCGGTGATCGGTGATGCGATCCTGCTGCGACTGGCGGGTCTTGAGGGTCGTGATGTCGACCATACGTTAGGATGCCTTCGCTTTGATCTTGGCGTCCGAGATGCCCGACCACGCCGAAGCGCCCGCCGAGGCAATCTGGAGGCCAGCGCCCAGCAGCGTGGGCGAGGAAATGCGGGAGAGCATGGAGTCTGCATCGGCCTCGTTGGCGCGGTGCTTGCTCTCCATGTTCGCGATGGTGCGGGAGCCCTGAAGCTCCATCTGCATGGCGCTGTCGTCCAGCAGGCTCTCGACCGACCCGGAGTTGAGCCCGAGGCCCGCCTCGCCTGCGGCGGTGCGGATCGAGGCCTGCTCGCGACGCGCGGCGCGCATCTGATCGAACAGCTCGCCGGTAGCCTGCTGGCGGTTCTCTTCTCGCACGACTGCGCGCTGGGCGTTGATCGCCTTGGTCTGGGCCTTGGCCGCCTGGGCCTGCCCGATGACGTTCGCGGTCGTTCCGGCGACCGCCGTCACGCCGACCACAATAGCTGCGGTGACGGGATCACACATGGAGGTTCGTCCTTGCGAAGATGTGGAATTGGTGAGGACCGAACGACACGTCCTTCAGGAGCTTGAAGCCGCCCCAGCGAAGCCACCGCAGAGACACGGTGTTGCGGGCGTCGATGTAGTTCCAGAGGACGATGTAGGCGTCGTTCAGCTCGTCGAAGTAGCGCCGGGTGGCGCGCGCGATCCCGAACGAGTTCGTCAGGATGCCGTCGGTGCCGAGCATCCAAACGATGCCGACGCCGGGAAGAGCGTGGGGAGCCGCGCCGAAGATGGCGCAGGGCTGTCCGTCCCCCCCGATCACCGCATAGGCGTGCGAGGAGAGCGACAGGGAGACCTTGAGGGCCTCCCCTGCCGTGGTGGCACCCATCGCCTCGATTTCGTCGAGGTCGCAGCGCCGGAGATTGTTGGAGATGTGGTCCGCCCACGCCCCCGCCACATCGGCTTCGACGTGACGGAGGTCATGGACTTGGATCATCAGCTCGCTCGGTTGGTGTAGAGCCCCTCCCACTCCGCAGAGACGAACGTCGAGGCGACGTGCGTGTCATTGGACAGCGTGATCGTCGCCTGCGCGGCGTCACCGTAGATTTGGAAGGAGTAGCTCCCGGTGTGGAACACAGGGCGGTTCAGTTTGAGGTCGTCCGCGCCGACCACCTTGCCGGTGAAGTCGGCCAGCTTGGCCGGGACGATGTCCTCGACGTCGGCTGGCATGGCCTGCCCGTAGGGGCTGACCTCGGTTCGGAAGAAGGCGGTGCCCGTGAAGTAGACCGTGAAGGTCCGGAGCTGCAGCCTCCCGGTCGACAGCGGTCGCCCCTGGTAGTCCTGGGGGAACTGCCGGGAGAACGTCAGGCGCATCGGATAGACCTCGCCGCACGTCGCCAAGCCGGTCTCGTTACCGAGGACCGCCACGCGATCAGGCGCTTGCCACAGGTACTGTGAGGGGTCGATGAGGGACCCTGGGCGCGTCGGGTGGGTCTTCGGGCGGATCAGCCGGAACGCGGTCTGGTCGACCTCGTAGGGCAGAGGGAACTCCGTCCGGTTGAACGTCGGGTTGTACGTGCCGCTCGCCGTGGTGCGCCGGTCGAGGAAGACCTGATGGGTCTGCTCGGCGGGCTTCGCCTTCGGCTCAAGGTCCACCTTCTCCAGCGTCACCGCGTAGCTCCGCTTGAAGAGGAGGTAGAGGTTGCCGTCGATAAACTCGCCGCCGATGACCGGGGCCGAGAACGTCCAGGGACGCCACGCGCTCTGCACCTTCTCGTTGCCGTTCCAATAGAACTGGTAGACGTAGACCCGGTTGTCGCCGGTTAGCGCGAACAGGGCCTTTAGGTTCGGCGCAGCGATCAAACCGCGGATTTGGCTCGGCAGCAGCGTCGGGACGTGCGCGGTCACCTCGGCCGCCGTCAGGCTGTCGCCGTCGGAGAGCCGCGTGTACTCCCACACGATACTCGAGCCGTTCTGGTCGCCGCAGAAGTAGACCTCGGTCCCGATGGTGACCGGGCGGACCCGCGTGTTCATCTCGTAGCGGGTCACAGGGGACACCGCGAGGGAGCTGGGGGTCACGCCGTTCTCACCATTGGTGATCGAGAACTGCGTCTGGTCGGCGAAGGCCATCACGCCGTCGTTGAAGGTCAGCGCGTAGTTGAGCAACGAGACGCTGGTCGTCGTCACCGCGATGTCGATCACGTCGCTATCGACGTAGTCGAGGACGGTGTTGCGCCAGTAGTTGCCGAAGTCGCCCGCGCAGGAGAACACGACGTTCTCGTCCACGAGGAAGCCCAGGCGGTTCTGGTAGAAGAACACGTCGCGGATCGTGCGGCCAATGAAGGTCGGCTGCGGGTTGGTCGACTCGTCGCCGACGCGCCGCGCGGCCCACGAGAACGGGGCGAAGGTGAACGATCCGTCCTCCTCGCGCACCAGACAGTGCGGCATGGAGGTGGCGTCCAGCCAGTTGCGGAGCCCGTTGGCGACCGTCTCGTCCCAGATGGCCCCGTTGCGGCGCACGTAGTAGGAGACAAAGCCGCTCTCGACCGAACCGGTGATCTTGTACATCGCGCCGTTCGCGGCGGTCTCAGGGAGCTTCTCGACGCTCGCGACCTCACCCATGTACGTGCCCGCCGGATAGGAGGCGGGGTACTGAGCGGCACCGCCAGTGATCTTTTTGACCACTCCGGCGGCCCACGTCGGGTACTCGGCAGGGGCCTGCTTGTTCAGCCAACGGTAGAAGTCGGGGTCGGCGGTCGGATCGTTGATCGCGTCGCGCATCTGGCACACCTTCTCGGTGTTCACGATGAACGTGTAGTCGGCCACGGTGACCGCGCGGAACTTGCCGCCAGCCAGATAGCCGAGGCCGCCCGGCGCGTTGACCGACTTCCGTTCGCCGGTCTCGTGGTCGAAGACGTCGATGTAGCCGCCGTCGATGATTACGATGTAGCGCTCGGTGGCGTCGCGGTTGATGTGGTGGATGAAGGCGTCGTCGGAGATGGTGGCGGTGACCACGGCGACCATCTCGGTCGGCGGGCGCTTGCCCACACCTTCGGCGAGCGACGCCCAGGTGTTCAGCTCATCCTCGTTCTGGTCGGACGACCGGAGGATCGGCGGCTGCTGCGAGACGCCGTTGTAGAGGGCCGGGATGACCCTGTTGCGGAGGGCCATTAATACTGGCGGGAGCCGAACCCGGCGAGCGTGGCGTTGCCACGGAACATATTGGTCTTGCGGGAGCCGCGCTCGTCGCGCTCCAACAGCAGCCAAGCCTTCATCTCGTCCTCTTCCTCGAAGCGGTCGAGAACCTCGGAGCCGATGGCCTTGGACTGGAACCGGCGACCGGCAGCCGTTGCGATGTAGCAGCGGGCGGTCTCGGGAAGGTCCTCGAACTGATAGGCCCAGACGATCTTCACTGACACCGGAGCGGTGAACACGAAGGTCAGGTCAGCCTTGTTGAAGAGCGCCATGCCCTTTGCGTGGCGGCGCTGCGTCAGCTCGTTCTGGTCCATCGACTCGATCTTGAGGCAGCCCTCGGGGACCAGAATGATCCCATCGGTGTCGGGCTGCAGCGGATAGTTCTCGTCGGTGTTGAAATTGAAACCGCGCGTCAGGACCCGACGGGTCATGCTCTTCAGGCGAGCGCGCGCGATGTTGACGTCCTTGATGCCGGTGACGGTCAAGGTGTTCACTGGGGCCTGACCGATGCTCATGAGCATCTCGTTGACGGCCTCCAGCTCCGTCTGAACGGAAATCATGGGCATTGGTGAAGCTCCAGGGGAAAAAATAGGGGAGCCCCTCGAAAGGGACCCCCCTGGGGTTGGCTTACGCCGGGATCGCGCCCGTACGCAGCTCGACCGCGCACTTGCTGCGCAGCGTCCGCGTGCCGGTCATCAGGCCCGCGATCAGCAGGGTGCCCTGCTTCTCGGGCTGATCGACGATCTGGAAGGATACGTCCTTCACGAGGGCCGAGCAGGCCGCCATCGGCGTCCAGACGGCACCCACGGTCGTACCGAACTTGGCGCGGTAGTAGGCCGGGATGAACTTCTCGTCGTTGTCCGTGCTGTACGGAGCGACGGTGTTGTCCACGCCGAAGACCTCGTTCGCGATGTTCGACTTCATGATCGTGATGTCGTCGATGGTGTTGAGCTGCATCGAGCGGATCGACGCGCCGCCACCGTTGGTGTCGCGGTTGAGGTTCTTGTCGGTGCGAGCCGCCAGATACCACTGGGCCGCCTTCAGGAGGCCGTAGACCGGCATCGAGTTCACCGGGACGTCCTTCTCGTCCATCGCCTGCTTCGCCGCCGAGAAGGCGTCGATCAGGGCCGCGCCGTCGGTCGCGAGGGTCGCGTTGACGATGGCCGAGCCGCCCTGGTCACCCGCGAAGAGCGCGCCCGAGCGCGAGGCCTTGAGGATGGTGCGAAGGATGTTCGCGTCATAGTGACGCGCGAGGAACTCGCCCATCTCCTTCGTGTACGGCTGGCGCACGTCGAAGTGGTTGAGCAGCTCGTCGACGTCCGCGACGAAGATGTCCGAAATCAGCTTGTCGTCGGGATCGACGGTGATTTCGGTGTGCTTGATCTGGCGGCCCGTCAGCTCGACGCCGGGGGTGTGGTAGCCGCCGCCCGCGCGCCAGATGGCCGGGAACTTGAACGACTTGCCCTTCGACAGGGTCTTGGTCTGGTGCTTGTCGCGAAGCACCGTGGCAGTCTCGAACGCGCCGATAATCTCGCCTCCGAAGAGGTCGAGCATGAGAGCGCGCGGATCGCCTGCACCCTGGTCCATGCCGGGGCGGTTGGGAGTGGAGTTGGCCACTGTTTCCTTGAATGACTGGGGTTGAGGTACGGGGTTGACCGCTCACCTCTGGATCGCCGTTGCCAGTTACTGGGTTGTCCTTGCGGGCCCAGGGGCGTTCACGGTCGTCTTTCGGGGATCGGGAAAGGCCCCCGGCGGATCAGGCCGGGGGTGATCCAAGGCCGCCCTGCGGAGCTGATCGGGCTCGGCAGGGTCCTTGGTGGATTAGTGGGTGATGATCTGCCGCTCGAAGGCCGACCGCTGGACGATCTGGAAGCCGCCGCGCTGCGAGCGCTGGAGCTTCTCGATGACCGACTGGCGGAACGCCGGGTCCTTCGCGTAGCGCGGGTCCTTCTGATCCGCGACGAGCTGATCGCGTGACGTGTAGACGTCGCCGGCAGCGGACGGGGTGCCAGCCGGGGTCAGGAGGTTGCCCTCGGACGGACGCTTCTCCGCATAGCGGGCGTAGAGACCACGCACGGCGGTCTCGCGCAGCGTCGGGTTGTCGAGCGCCTCGTTGTAGGCCTCAAGTTCCTTCTCGGTCAGAGCCGAGGCAGCCCAGGTCGCCATCGCGTTGTACTGGTCAGCGCCACCCGCGAACGAGTGGATTTCGCCCATCGTCTGCTTCGAGAGGGCGTCGAGGCCCTGAAGGTAGACCGCGAAGATTTCCTTCGGGATGCCAGCCTTCTCCAGCTCGGCGACGGTCTCGTCCGAGACAGCCTGCCCCGAAGCATATTCGGTGCGAGCCTTCTCCATCGCGCTCGCGAGGGGCGCGGCAGCCGGAGCTTCGTCGACCTTCGGCTTCTCGATCTTGCCGTTCGCGTCGACCTTCGGGGTCTCGGCGGGGGTCTCGGGGGCCTTCGGCGCGGTGTCCATCTTGGTCCGCAGCTCGGCGTAGCTCTTGGCGAGGCCTTCGGTGTCCGCCTTGCCGTCCTTCCAGAACTGCTCCGGGCACCAGTCGGGCCGCTGCGGGCCTTCCGGCTTCAGCTCGTTGACGCCCGTCGGTTCCGACAGGCCGCGCTGGCCGACCTCGACTGAGGTCTGCTCAGCGGGGGAGAGACCCGGCGTCTCCGTGGTTTCGGTCGCCGGGGTCTCTGCGGGGGTCGTCATGTTAGAGGTAGTTCACCTGCGAGAACCCGGCGAGCAGCTCGACGGTCTCCTCCGAGGGCGGAGTCTCGACCACCGCCGGAGCGGCAGTGTTGTCGACCAGCTCGAACTTGGCGTGTTCGACGGTCATGCTCGTGGTCGCAGGGGCAGCCGCCGGGGCTGCCTTCGGGGTCTTCGTGTCAGCCATTGCGGCTCCTTACATGGGTGGGACCGCGCCCTGCTCCGGGGCGGCCTGGGGTTGGTTCATGCTGTCGGCGACGCCCTTGGCGATCTGCGGGGCAGCGGCCTGGGCGGCTTGGTTCGCCATCTCGGCCTGCCTCTCCTGGGCGACCTGATCGGCACCCTTGATAAGCGAGCCCACGTCCTCGATCCCGAAGGCGGAAGCGAAGCGCTTACCGACCTCGGAGGGGTCCGTGATCTGCGCGATGACGGCGGGCCCGAAGGCTGCCGACATCTCCGCCATCCACATCTTCAGCTTGTTGGCAGCCGCGTTGCGGCCCATTGCCTCGAAGCCCGTGACGACGGTCGGCTGGACCGTCTTGGGCAGCTCCGGCGCTTCGCCGTTGCGGATCAGGATGTAGAGGATGCGGCGGATCAAGGGGAGCTGGAACTCCGCCGAGAGGACGGTGTAGACGCCACCGAGGACGTTCTCCAGCTCCTGCGCCATTGCCCGAATTTCCTCGGCAGTGACGCGCTCGGCGTTCCGAACGGTGCCCGATTGGAGCATGAAGGCATGCGACAGGCGCATCTCAAGCCGGTCGGCCACGGTGTTGGCGACCGAGAAGTCCATGCTCTTGTCGAGCTGCAGCGCCTTGATCTTGTCGACGTAGCCGGTGACGTAATCGCCGGTCTCCGCAGCATTGAGCTCTTCGATGTCGATCATCGCATTGGGGTCGACGATATTGACGATCCGTGAGGCCACCGCAGCGAACTGGATGATCGCCTTGGAGAGGTCCTCCAGGGACATCAGGTCGCCGACGTACTCGGAGACATGCGCGCGTCCCCAATCGGAGCCGGGGATCGCCTGCCAGCGCAACGCCATCCAGCCCGCGCTTTCCCGAGGAGCCTTGCCCTCGGAACCGGGCACGATGATGCCGTTGATTTCCTGATAGTGGACCGTGTCGTCGCCGTTGCGCTTGATGTGCGTGTACAGGTCGACGAGCTTCTCGTTCTCCTTGCCGGGCTCGACCTCGACCTTGCAGGCCGCGCGAACATCCTCGGCGAGGGCGGAGGGGTAGACCCGCTCCTTGATGACCCCTTCGATCAGGCCGCCGCGCTCGTCCCGCAGGACGACGTATTGGTCCATCCGGAACATCCGGGGAGGCCCGCCGTCGAGCGGGAAGTAGACCAGGGCATTGCCTGCGACGACCAGATGGCGAAGCGCCTCCATGAAGACCGGGCGGGAAGCCGAGGTCTCGACTAGGAGGTGCGCCTTGGCGCTGATCCGGTTGAGCGCTTCTTCAGCGCCCGAGAGGTTCTCCCCAAGCTCGCGCGCGGTGTCCTCGTGGATCGAGAGACGCGCGAAGTGCTGGTCGGGTGGGAACAGGGTGACGAGAAGCCAAGCAGCGAGGTTGTTCACGCAGCGGGCCCCGAGGGACTGGTAGGGCTGCGAGAAGGTGCTGTTGGAGTCCTGACCGTCCTCGGGAATTAGGCCGGGGATCGTCAGGGCAGAGTTGGAGCGCGCACGCTCCAGCGCCGTTTGGCGCGAGGTCGAGAGCTGGGTGTACCGCGCCTTGGCGACGGGCTCCAGCTTCGTATCTGTGGAGGCCACTGAGGTCCCTTAGTAGGCCGTCGACTTACTGATCCGACCGCCCGAGCCGACACCCCCGCCCCCAACGGGCGTGATCTTCTGGATGACGGGCTGCACAGGAGGCAGCGCCGCGCCGAAGGTATAAGGTGTCGGAGCGGTCGCGGGGGGAGCCACCGAAGCGGCCCCACTCCCCGCGCGCTCGATGCGCAGGCTGGAGCGGCCCTTGCGCAGAGCCTTGGTAACTGGATCAACGCCGTCGAGGTACGGGTTGCGGATGATGGCGGGGTCAGGCGTCTTCGCCGTCGCGTCCGTCGTGGAAACTTTGGGGGTCTTGACGATGCACATCAGCGCCGCCGCTCCTTGCGGACGACATCGCGCTTAGCTGCGTCCCGCCAATGATTGAGGAACAGGACAAGCTCACGCTTGCCCGCCTGCCGCTGGATCGACTCCATGCTTTCCCCGGCTTCCGGCACCCGCTCGGGGACCAGACGGTTCAGCTCGTCGACCAGCGCGACGGCTGAGTCTGGGAATTTCATGAAGGGGTGGCGCTCCGCGAAAAAATAGGGGCCGCTCAAGCCGACGCGCGGGGCGTTCAGCGAGCGGCCCCTGAAGGAACCAAAGGAGGTGCAGAGGATCTCCGTCAGGTAACCCTGAAAAAAGGTTTCCCTGCTCCAAGAGTCCTGACTAATTGGCCCCTTCGACTGGGAGGCACGCATGGGGGAAATCGTTGGGGCGCTGATCGGCTCGTTCTTGCTGACGAGGCTGGGCCTCTGGGCGACCAGAAAGATGACCAGCCCGGAAAGGCTGACCATCTCTCATGGTGGCGCACTGGTTGTGGCCGGTACGCTGTACGGCTTCGGGGCAGCCGACGGCGGCCCGTTCGTGTGGTCAGGCTACCTCCTGTACGGCCTTCCGACCGCACTATGGTACGCCGTAGACGCCGCGCGGCTCAGCCGCCGAGCGCGGCAGGAGTCCAACGCCTGATCCGCGAGCCGTCCATGTCGGAGTGCTTCAGGATGCGGGCGAGGTTGACCTGAACGACCGCGTCGTCCTCGGTCAGGCCTGACTTCTCGTAGAGCGCCACGATCCGCTGCCAGCGGGTCTCGTCGCCGTCGTCGCGGTGATCCCACTCCATCACGATCTGGCCCTTGCGCGGCCCGCGCTTGAACTCGCGGGCCCACTGGAACCAGTATCGGTGGTCGAGGACTTCGTCCGCAGCCTTCGGGCCCGCGCCGGGGCACCCAGGGTAGCCGTCGGTCTGGTCACCGCAGATGGCCTGCCAGAGCATGAAGCGCTCCGCAGCCTCGGGCTCGATCGTGCGGACTTTCTTGTCCCGGTTCGGGTTGAACAGCAGGCCGGGGACAGTCTGCATGTCCTTGTCCTGCGAGACGATGATGCGGTCCCCCGCGTGGGGTTCGGTGGACAGGATGCCCATCACGTCGTCGGCCTCCAGGCGGGCCCGGAGCTGGGTCGGATAGGTGGCCTGAAGCCACTCCTTCACGTCGTAGAGGTGTTCAGGTCGGACGGTGTCGGCCCGGTTGCCCTTGTAGGCCGGGTAGAAATCCTTCCGGAAGTTGCTGAAGTCGTCCGACAGGCAGACGATGAAGTCTGTGGCGGACAGGTCGGAAACGAGCGCGTCGATCTGTTCTCGGGCGTGCTTCTTGGCGGCGTCGAAGTCAGCCGCGCAAGATTGAACGCCGTCGCCCCAGTCGATCCGCTGCTCGTTCGACGCCGATGCCCGATAGGCGATGATGTCGGCGTCGATGAGAAGCGTGCGGCTCAATCGGTGCTGTCGATGACCCAGGCGAGGATCGCCAGTCCGATAAGAGCCGCCCCCACGCCGCCGAGGACGGCGAGGAGGTAACCAGCGGCGTCGGGCACCTGCCCAACCTGGACGCACTCGGTGGGGTTCTTGGCGTTGGCGCACTGGTCCTGCAGGGTCTCGCCGCACGCGCTGAGGAGGGTCGAGACGGCCAAGGTGGCCGCAATCAGGATACGATTCATGATTTGCTCCAGTTGAATATCTATTGTTTGTAGTGTTTAATATCCGGAATAAAGCCGGGTATAAAGTTAATACCCGGAATAAAGCCGGATATAGTTCAACCAGAAGTTGAAATTGTTTCAACATTTGGTTGAAATAGACGAAGTGACTACACGAGTTCTTGACGGAGGCGTGAATCGTCCGTATAACCCGCTCGTCTGCAGGAGACGGCGACCGCGCAGCTCGACTGGATCGAGCCTCGGTTCCGAGATCGAGAGGTTGCGGGTTCGAATCCCGTCGTTGTCCGACCGTCTCCTGCGACTTCTGGCCCCAAGAGCCAGCCGAGTGAGGTCACGCTGGGAACCCCAGCGCCACCTCCACGACGATTCCGCCGTTCTCGCGGGCGGCGCGGGTCGCATGAGCCTTCATGATCCAGAGCCGGGCGTGACGCTGGTCCGTAAGGTCGTACCCTGGCTTTCCGGTTCGGTAATCGTGGCCTCGGTTGTTGCCGAGCCACTGCGGTGACGCGCCCTGGTCAGGTGGGATCATTACAGCGAAGCGGATCATGTCGTCTTCTCCGCCCGGCACTTTGCGCACTCGTAGTAGGTCGTGGAGGAGCCTCGGGGATCGTACCCGGTCTCCTTCCAGTCGTGCGGACAAACGCTCTGCAGGGCGCGGATCGCAGCCTGCAGGCGCTTCCGCTCGTCCTCGACCACGGTCAGGCGAGCGCGAAGTTCCTTGATTGCTTCGTCCATCAGAAGATCGCCCACCAAGGCTTCTTGGTGACCTTCTTCTCAGCCTCGCGGTCCCGCTTCTCGCAGGCCGTGACGATGTCGTACTGGGCCCGCTTGTCGACGTTGGCCTTGTCGAGCTGGCCGGTCTGGGCGTCGGCGAAGACGACCCACGATCCGGCGGAGCCGTCAGCGGGGAGCTGCGCCCCCGGCGTCGGGTCCACCAACGACTTCGGCACCAGGGTCGAGCAGTCGCTGGCAGGACGGTTGTAGACGATATGCGTTGCGCAGGCAGATAGCGCGAAGGCCGGTGTTATGAAGATCAACATCGACCGGAGCAGTCGCTCCAGAAGCGGCGAGGATCGCATCGCGGTTTCCTTGAGTGACGACGTCGATCCGACCGTGGGCGGCCTGGGTGTCGACGACGATCTTGACGGTGTCCTGCGCGGCGGCCTTCGAGGCCTCGGCAGTGGCGGCGGTGGCGGTGGCCACGGCGGTTTCCTTCCGGGCCCGCGAGGGGGCCGTGAGGAACCAGTAGGCGGCGAGAACGGCGGCGAGCGCCGCGAGGCCGATCAGGATGTTGCGGATCATGCGATGACGATCCGCGCCGGGACCAGCTCACCGTCGGTCCTTGGGTTGCGCGGGTTCACGAACCGCTTGGAACCCCAGCCGATCAGCTTGGCTTCCTGAAGCTCGTTGGTCCGCCACCCGCCTTCCTTCTCGTAGAGGCCGTGGGTCGCGTCGTGGTAGCGAAAGACGTAGCGCTGCACGCTCATTGGTAGAGGCTCCTGAGTTTATGAGCGTCCCGTTCGAGGTCCGTCGCGAAGGCCTCCACGTCCGAGCTGGTGAGCTGGTGAAGGTCCTTGCGTCCGCCCTTCCAGGGCACGTCGATGGGCCGACCGGATTTGCGAATGCCAGCGGCCATCCGCCGAAGGACCGACGCTTGGTCCTCCAAGTCGATTGCTAGCGATGACGAGCGCATCAGCGTTTCCGTTCGATGAAGTCGAGGGTGCCGGTGGGGTCGGCGGCGAAGTGCTTGCCGAGCTTGTCGGCGTCCTCCCACAGGAGGAGCGTGCCCGAAGTCAGCAGCACCTTGCGACCGGCGAGGATGCGGTAGCGAAAGCCGCCGCGATCCCCGTCGATCACGTCATGGGTGAGCTTGGTCACTTGGGCTCGGTCAGCGCCTTCATGCCCAGCGCCGCGCCGATGGCAGCCAGCACGAGACCAGCACCAGTCCCGTAGGCGGTGGGGTCCCACGCCTGCTCAAGGTGGACCAGGGCCCACCCCGAGTTGACGATGAACTGGATGCCCATGAGGGCCCCCAGGATGCGGACGATGTCGGGCGTGTGGTTGTCGCTCCCCGTAAGGAGCCGACGCAGCCACGAGCCGGTGGCTTGGATGATCTTCATGAGGTCTCCTGAAGGGAGTTGGCGAGGACGTAGGTGAGGATGCGGGCCAGCTCCTCGGGGGTGCTGTCCGACTTGATGCGGTTCGCCCGGTTCGAGATGACGCGGACGTTGCCCCGCACGTAGCCGCGCCGGGGGACGATGCGGTCTAGCGAGGGGGAGTTGTCGAGGCCCCCTTCGAGGCCCCGCTGCAGCACGATGCCTAGGATCGGGCACCGCTCGGGGATCACGATGTCCCTGAAGGTCAGGTTGAAGGGCACCCCCTTCCGCTTGGCCCGGTATCGGGCGGCGGAAAGGAGTGCCTTCTCGGGACTTGGTGACAACGGAACCCGCTTCACGCGGTCGGTCATCAGTGGCTGTCGGCCCAATTGTGGCCCTTGTCGAAGGACCCAGCGAGCGGGCAGCGGAGGTTGAAGGCCACGCCCGCATCGCGGATCGCGTCCTTGCCCATCTGGCCGATTTCCTCGGCGAGATGCTCCGGCACCTCCATCTGGAACTCGTCGTGAATGTTCGCGACGAAGCCCATCACGTCGTCCCCGCGCCGCAGCTCACCAGTGACTAGGTCTGGGACCCACCCCTGTTCGAGCAGCCGGTTGAAGAGGATGACGAGCGCCTTCTTCATGACGATGGCACCGCCGCCTTGCAGCAGGGTGTTCAGCGCCGAGTGAGCTGAGCGGACGCGCAGCTTCGACCCGTCGACCGTCGGCAGGAAGCCGCTCTTCGCCAGACGCTGGACCTTGCGCTGCAGCTCGCCGAGAGCCGGGAGGCCTTCCTCGACGCGCATGCGGGCGCGCTTACCGAGCAGGGCGATGGCCCGCTCCCTCTTCTGCCCTGCAGGATGCTTGGCGTTGAACGCCTCGCGCTGCGCAGCAGTGAAGTCTTCGTAGATGACCATGCCCAGCTTGAGCAGGCCAGCGCCGTAGAGGTAGGCGTAAATCCAGGTCTTCGCGGAGTTGCGGCTGTTGAGCCGGATCAGCCGCTGATTGACCGTGTGGACGTCGGTGCCGTCTTCCTTGACGCCGTTGACGACCGTGTCGACGTAAGCGCCGCCGTCGTACTTGGCCATGTAGTGGCCGAGCATGCGCAGCTCCAAGCCCTCGGCGTCGCAGCCGCAGAGCATCATGCCCACGGCGACGATGAAGAGAGCGCGGCACTCGCGGCCATACGGGACGACGCCACGGGCGTTCACCAGCGACGGCACCTGGGCCATGTTCGGGTCCCAGTGCGTCATCCGGCGGGTGATCGCGCCGAGGGTGCTGACCTTGCCGTGGATGCGCCCGTCGGCGGCGATCTTCTTCAACCAGGCGTTGTCGCCATCGGCGAGCTGACCGATCCGCTTGTCGACCGTCAGGTAGTCGACAAGGAGCCGGGCCGCCGGGATGTGATCCAGCGAGCCCAGCGTCGTTTCGTCGACCTTGGGGTGCCCCTTCTCGGTGAACTCGACGGGTATCCAGTCGTAGAGCGTCTTCAGCCGGTCAGCGATTTGCTGACGGCTGCCGGGGTTGAACGAGACGAGCTTGAGCTTCTCGTAGGTCTCGCCCTTGGCGAACTCGACGATGTACTCCTCGCCGTTCTCGTCCCAGCGGCGCACCTTCGTGCGACGACCGGCGGTGACGACGACGGCCTGACCCTTGTACCGGACGGGCTCGACCCACGGCCTGAAGGTGGCGCGGAGCTGGTCCTCCAGCTCAGCCTTTCGGGCACGCAGGATGCCCTCAAGGGCCTCCGCCGCCTCGCGGTCGAACAGGAAGCCGAAACGCTCCTGTAGATGGATGATGAACTGGACGTCGTGTTCGAGGCGGACGGCCTCGAAGTGGAACTGCTTCTCGGCGCACTTGTCCCAGAGAGCCTCGGTGGTGACCGGGTCCTGGGCCGCGTACTCCTCCATCTCCTGGGTGAAGCTGTGCCACTCGCCCTCGTAGTCGGCCTTTAGGACGCCGAGGCGGATGCCCCAGGCCTTGAGCGAGTGCTTGCCGACCAGCTTCTGCTTGGCGAAGTCGAAGGGCCGCTTGCCCTTCTTGATGGCGTCAGCGTCGATCTGCTTGATGTGAGGCCAGATAAGCGGCGCGTAGACCATCGTGTCGTGGACCACGCAGCTCGGCTTCAGCTTGAACCAAGGGTAGACCTTGGTGATCGCGGGGATGTCGAACTTGATGATGTTGTGGCCGCAGACCTCGTCCGCTTCAGCCAGCACCATCAGGCCATCCACGATGCTCCCGTCGCGGGGAGCTGGCGAACCGTCGGCGAAGAAGCCGTCATTGTAACGGCGGCGCTCGCCGGTCGCCTTGTCGAGGATGTGCAGGGTGTGGACGACGGTCAGCTCGTCGAGCAGCCCGTTCGTCTCGATGTCGAATATCTTCAAAGAGCCGCTCCAAAGAAAAAGGGGGCCCCCGAAGGGACCCCCTGTGGGTCAGCCGGATGCGGCTGTGCGCCGGTTAGGCGAGGAGCGCGGCGATGCGCTCGCGGACGCGCTGGGCGCGCTCGCTGGTGTCGAAGCTCGCGCTGCGAAGGCTGACCTCGCTGGCGAGCTTGTTGCGCAGCGCGGTCTCGCGGGTGCGGCTCGCGGCGCGGGCGGCCTGCTCGCGCTCGACGATGGCATCGAGACGACCGACGGTGCGATCCAGGCTGCCCACGACGCTGTCGAGGTCGCGGCGGAGGAACGAGATGGCGGCCATCGCGGTGTCGATGAGATAGAGACGCAGGAAGGTGAACATGGGGATCAGGCTCCAGTGCTGGTGGGGATGTTGAGGGCTGAGAGCATCCTCGCGGTGCGCTCGGGGACACCCGCAAAGCCGCCGTCGTTGAGCAGCTCGTAGGTGACCGGGTAGTCGTCCATCTCGCCCTCCGAGGAGTGCGTGCGGGTGACAACGGCTTCGGGGCGGACGATGCGGACGATCACGCCGCCAGCGGCAACGATGGCGTCGGCTTCGTTCCGGTAGCGGACGTCGTCGAACACGACGGCAGCGCCGTCCCCGCGCATCATGCGGGCTTGGTTCATAGCGACGTTGACCCAGACCTCCGGGTGGACGCATGCGCGGCCCCACTCGGTCCCGATGGTCTGCATCAGGTGGCGCGGGGTGACTCCGCCGAGGACAGGGATCTCCTGCTCCTTCAGCTCGCCGTCGACCATGTCTTCCACGACCTCCCAAGGGAGCCCGAGGCCAGACAGGAAGGCCCGCGTCATTGCCTTGAGGGTCCCCGCCAGCCGGAGCCGGGTGAACCCGTGGTTCTCCACCAGGGAGTTCGCCACGGTGGTCTTGCCCGAGAACATTGCGGGCGAGCAGAGGCCGATCAGCGGCGGCAGCTTAGAGTTCATTGTCGGTCTCGTCCTTGAAGGGTTTGCCATCGCCCTCCGGCATCGGGACCTCGACCATGTGGCCGGTGTCCTTGTCGTAGGTGAGTGCGATGAAGGGTCCGACGGCGTCGCCCGTGGGGCGGTCCTTGAGGCCTCGGATGATGGTGGGGCAGTCGGGGTCCTGCTTGTTGCGCTCCAGGCCCATCAGGAAGTGGGACCAGAACGCGACCGCGCGGGAGCCTCGGAAGTGCTTTTCTTGGACGCGCCCGCCGTCCTCGTGGCTCTTCCCCTCGGGGGTGGCGAGGTGGAACACGAGGTGGATCGTGATGTCCAAGTCTTCGGCCAGCTCGGCCAGCTCGGACATGATGCCGTCCAGGGTCTGGCGTTCATTCTCATCGCCAGCCGTCAGGGCGGTCATCGGGTCGACGACGAAGTCGCGGACACCCTCCGCCAGCGCGAGGTAGCGGATCGTGCCCTTGACCGTCTCCCAGTTGCGCGCGCCCTTGAGCGACACCGACTTCAGGAGCGGGCGCAAGGACCGCATGATCTGACGGGCCTCGTCCTTGTCGTACTCGGTGCCGGGGACGTGGATGCGCTTGCCCATGACCATGCCCGCAAGCGTCTTGAGGGTCCGCTTCAGCGGCTCCTCGTAGAGGATGCAGGCCACGGGCCGGGGCTCGGGCATCGGCATGAACGAGGAGTGATCCTCGCCCAGGTCAGGACGCATCGCCGTGAGCATGAGCTGCTTCATCAGCGTGGTCTTTCCGGAGCCGGTGCCCGCGCCCCACGTATAGAGCGCGCTGCGGTGGATGCCGTAGGTGGCCTTGGTCATGGTGATCCACGGCCAAGGCAGGCCCCACCCCTGTTCTTCACAGGCGTCGTCGATGAGGTCGTCGTCGATGTCGTTGAGGACCTCGGGGACGAACTTGCGCGCTCCCCAAATGGCGTCGACCAGCTCCTTGGAGCGGCCTGCCTTCACCATGTCGTTGGCGTCCTTCATCCCCGCCGGGAGCGCAGCCACATAGGCCTTGCCGGGCGAGAGAAGCGGGAGACAGTCGGCGAGCGCCTCGCGACCGACCTCGTCCTCGTCGAAACAGAAGACGACCTTGTCGAACCGTTCGAGGAAGCCGAGCGCCTTGGTGATGAACTTGCGGGCTGACGGGGCTCCTTGGGGGACCGACACCGCTGGCCAGGACAGGCCCATCGCCTGACAAACGGACAGCGCGTCGATCTCCCCCTCCGTCACGACGATCATCTTGCCGCCGTCGCGGCAGAGGTGCTGGCCGAACAGCGGCAGCGCCTTCTTGATGTCGCCGAGTACCGTGAAATCTTTGCCGGGGAGGCGGACCTTCTGGGCGACCACGGTGCCCGTCTCGTCAACGAGCGGGGCGATGTGGCACTTCTGGCCGTTGAAGGTGCCGACTTGGTAGTTGTACTTGGCACAGACGCGGTCATCGAGCTTGCGGCTCGGGATCGCCTCCACGCTTCCTCTCAAGAGGCCTTCCATGCGGGGTCCTTTGGCGGGAGGGGATTGGGGACCCTCCTCGCCATCGGCACGCCCGAAACGCTCGCAGACGAAGCAATAGGTGTGGCCGTCGTCATAGACGGCGTTCCCATCGCTCGATCCGCAAGCGTCGCAGGATGTCTTGTAGAGGAGGCTGCTCTCGGTCAGCCCTTCCGCGTCACGCGCCATATGGGCTCGCGCTTCAGGGGGACCCGAGCATTGGTCGTGTCGATGCCCTGATCGGACATCATCGAGAGGAAGGCATCGGTCATGGCCGTGGTGCGGCGGACCAGCTCACGCGGCTGATGCGGCGTAGACGGCTTGCGCTGCGGCTTCGCCATTACGCGGCCTTCGCGACGAGCTGGTACTCGCCGTAGGGGTGGCCCGAAGCGTCCCGCTTCATGACCGTCTTGATCGTCTTGCCAGCCGGGATCAGGTCCGCGTCCTCGTTGCGGAGGCGCAGGATGGCGTCCGACAGTCGGAAGCTGCCGTACTCGGCCTGGGCGCTGACTTGAGTGATCTTGCCGAACCGGATCAGGTGCTTGGCGACAAGCACCGCCTTGTTTTCGTCGCGGGACATTCGGGTCTCCTTGGGGATTACTTGTTGGGGTGAACCTCCGCCCACCACGCCTTCGCGTCGAAGCTCGGGCACGCCTTGCGGACGCCGGGGACGTCGCGGTGTCCGAGGACGACGGCGGCGGGGTGTTTGGCGTGCAGGGTGGTGACGAGCTGCTTCAGGGAGGCCCACTGGGGCGGGGTGAAGTTGTTCTCGCCCAGGCCCTTCTTCGCGGCTTCCGAGCCGAGCGGCGGAGCGCCGCCGACGAGGCAGATTGCGAGGGACTGGGAGTTGATCCGGGGCTCGTGAGCGCCCGGCATGTCGTCGGGACGGCCCTTCTCGATGGTGCCGTCGCGCTTGATGACGTAGTGATAACCGATGTCGCGCCAGCCCTGCTTGCGGTGCCACTGGCGGATGTCGGACGCGCCGATGTTCTCGTGAGCCTTGTCGCCCGGCGTGGCCGAGCAGTGGATCGCGATGAACCCGATGCGGGTCATGGGCTTGTAGTTCACAGGCTCCTGATGGTGACGTGGATGCCGGGGGTGCCGGTGGTCCACGC